ACCTGCGCCGTCCGTAACCACAATCATCAGCGAAACAGCTTCCGAAGCAAATAAACGGAAGCTTGAAATGTGGTCGAAAGCAAATCCAGGTGTCAAAGAAGCTGCCGCCGAAAGGGGAACTGCCATCCACTACGGCATGGAGCAGTATCTCAAAGGAAATAAAGAGCCAGAAATTAAAGAAGACTATGCGGACTTTTGGGCCGGTATGCCAGCAATTTTGGATCAGTTCCAAGAAGTGCTTTGGGCAGAATCCCCCGTTCTGGACAAATTTGATTTCACTATTGGTTCTGACGACGTTGCTCGTGTCTGGGGTTGCGACGATGAAGGTCGTGCTTGGGCTGGCGCTCCTGACATTATTGCTGTTGCCAATAACAAACTGACGCTCGCAGACTTAAAGACCAGCGTCAAACCCTATAGCCGCAAGTGGCCTAAAGACCTGGAGAAGGGTTCGCCTGAATGGCGTGATCTTCTCGGGGGTCATCTCAAATTCAAAAAAACTTGTAAACAACTAGCTGCTTATGACATAGCAATTGAACAAACACTTGGCATGAAAGTACAACAGGCTGCAATTCTTGTATCAACACCTGTTCGTACTCAGGTATTTAAGATATCTCGCAGATTTCTCGATTCTTTACGGGAAGACTGGCTTTGTATAGTTGCTGAGTATTATACTCAAATCGAAAACTGTGGCGTTTATGACCCAGATCTTATTTAAGACTTGCTTGAGGTGCGAAGAAAATAAAAATGCAAGCTGCTTTGGATGGTCTGGATATATTAAAAAGAATGGTTTAAAAAGCTTGTGTTCTTACTGTAAAACTTGCCAAAATGAACTAAGAGTAAAAAGAAAATATGGGGTGGATTATGAGGAATATAAAAGAATGTTAACTAAGCAAAATAATTGTTGTGCTAATCCGGGTTGTTTAGCAAATAAACCGGGGGCTCCGGGTAGGACAAGATTCTATATCGATCATTGCCATAAAACAAACAAAATACGTGGCTTGCTTTGTCATCAATGCAACTTAGCATTAGGCCACGTATCTGATGATATAAAAAAATTAGAGGGTCTAATTGTTTATTTAAAAAAATTAGACCCTAATCCAGATCTAATTTAGATCAACCCTTGCGAAGACCTTTGCCAGGAGCTTTGGTACCACGGGCAATTGGTGCTTCTGGACGGTTTGGTTTCTTGCGAACCTCTGGACCTTTTTTGACAGCACCTTTTGAGACAACCCGCTCATCTGGGCGACCCTTATTTACACCGCGAGGTGCAACAGGACGGGTTTCATTTTTGCGAGCAACTTCTCGTTTTGCAGCGGGAGTTGCAGGACGCTTGGGTGCTGCAGCGCGAGTACCAGGTGCTTGACCCTTGGTGCTAGCAGGAACCTGACCTTTGGTGCTTGGGCCAACAGGGCGCTGGCGGGGAGGCACTGGCTTACGGCCTTCGCCAGTTGGTTTCCGTGGCGTTGAACCAGTTGGCTTTTGTCCGCCGGGTACGGAAGGACGTGGATAATTGTTGTTGGTATAGCTACCATCAGGAAAAATAAGCGCCATAGAATTTTTAATTTCTATTGCTATTTTAAATTAAATACACTAACTAAGTAAAAATGAAGTTACTGCATTTGTTGTTTGATGCGCTAATCAAATGGTGGAAACAGATTTGGTTCGAGGCAAAGTTAAAGGCAAGATTTGATATGATCGAATTGGAGAATAGGATTCAGGCTGAGATTGAACTTGAAAAAGAAAACAAGCCAATCTACAGAGAGCATCCAATTGATCCAGTGCTCCAGACGGGTGAATCTCAAAAGCTTGGTGGAGCAATTCAACTAACTGCGCCTTGGTATAAAACGGAAGATGACAGTACCCAGCAAGATCAAAAACCGTAAACGCCATGCCTGGGACGTGGCCTGCCAGACGGTCGTCGTTACAAAAGAAGATGTCCTGCAGGTTTATAACAGGTTAATGAAACAGTTTGAAACTATTGATCCCATTGATGAGTCTGATAAGACTCAATGATTTTTAGAAACTCATAATAGATCGCCTGGATTGGTCACCGTAGGATAAGGAGACATCAAATCAAGCCCTCACCATGGACATCAATGTCGCAATGGGTGAGTGGATGAATAGTCTCATGAGTCGCATGATGAATGCGGCGGATGGGGATTGTTTTTATCTGCCCACTGACATGCATCTTCATGCTTTTTACCTATTAAAAGAAGCAGCTTTTGCAGATAAAAACTTTAAAGTAGAAGTTCGACAGCAAACCGGGAATGACTAATACCAATCAGCAAGCGCTCAAGCCCGGTGAAATCAAGCTTGATTACATCCCAATCGACTGGCCATTGACGCCACTCGGTCCAAACAAAGATCCTTACGTCGCAGGCTGGCAAAACAAACCGTTCAGCCCGCATGAAATCGAAAATGAAATACTGAACGGACGCTGCAAAGCTGTTGGTCTGCTCGGCGGCCCTGTCTACAACCATCCCTATGGCTTGGTATGGGTTGATGTCGATGGTCCCACCGTCTACAAACTGATTGAAGATCTATCGGAACTGCCTTTTGCAGAAGCTCTGCCGTCAACACTGACTATTCTCAGTGGTAAAGAGGGTCGTGAGCGGAAACTATACCGCCTCTCTAGGGATCAGCACAAGCAATTTGTAAGGAACAAATACACCTGGCACGCAGAAGGAACAAAAGAAAAACTTGAGATCCTTTGGAAACGTCATCAGGGCGTTCTAATGGGTCTGCACCCTGAAACTGAAGGCTATTTCACTGCTCCAGATCAAGGGTTTGAGTGGATCCAGGAGCTGCCTGAATTTCCGGAGTGGTTACTAAACTGCATCGTTCAAAAGAATGTCAAGCAGGGTGTTCCTGCAAAAGAAACAACTCGTATCGTTGGTCCTTCCTTTGCAATCAACGCAGAGGTTGACATTGAACGTGACATGCAACTGGCATTGGAAGCCATGTGGGGCATGCCGCCGGAAGCAACAGATGACTATGACATCTGGATCATGGTCGGTCAGTCGCTTCATTCACTGGATGAATCGCTGCTTGATCAATGGGATGAATGGTCTCGTCAATCCGATAAATACAGGGAAGGTGAATGCCACAGGCGGTGGCGTTCCTTCTCGAAAGGTGGTGGTCGTGGTATCGGCTCGCTTGTGCACGTTGCCAAAGAGAACGGCTGGAAGCCATCAGAAAATCACAAAGCAATGAATGTAGATGATGCCATGCTTGATCACGTAGCCAAACTGTTGACTGAATTAGAAGAGGATCTCGGGATAACAAAAGAAGAGAAGCAAGATATTGTTGAACAGTTGGGTGGAAACAACTGGAAGAAACGTTCATCCTTTGGTGAAAAGCAAGGTAAAAATCAGAAGACTCGCAATCCCTCGTCTGATGTCATTGCCACAATCCTTCTGCAGGATTACCAGGGCAATCTGCGTTACAGCCAATCGCATGGCGCATTTTTCATCTATCAATATCACCGCAAGGGTCTTTGGTCTCAGCTATCTGAGTACGAAGTAAAAGGTGATATCAAGAGCCGGCTTGATTCAATTAAAGAAGGTCTGCTGCACAGCGGTTACTCCATGAATCTGATCTCAGATCTTATGGAGCAATTGAGGATTTCAACTATTTTTGATGATTGGTATGAAGGTAATGAATATCTGCTCTTTACCAATGGCATCTTGAAGGTTGAAACTCGGGAGCTCATTCCTTTTGATCGGGAGCTACACATTACGCAACAGCTGCCGTACGAATACGACCCTTATGCCGGATGTGAACCAATCATTAAGTGGCTGAAGTCCACACAAAACAACAGCTGGGGTCGGGTCCAGGTGCTACGGGCTTGGCTGCGGGCAGTCCTTCTCAGTCACTCGGACATCCAGAAGTTTGTTGAGATTGTCGGCCCCGGTAAATCTGGTAAGTCCACCTACTCAAACCTCGCGCATGCATTGGTCGGTGATGACAACGCCATGATCTCCTCGCTAGAGCACCTCGAGAAGAACCGTTTTGAAACCGCAAACCTCTACAAGAAAAAGCTATTGCTCTTCAATGATGTTGAGCGTTACGGCGGATCTGTTTCCGTATTGAAAGCAATCACTGGTCGTGACCTGATTCGTAATGAGCGCAAGTTCCAAGCTGGTAGCCAGAAACCATTTAAATTCAATGGCCTGGTCATGATCACGGCCAACGAACCAATCCAAACCACAGACCCAACATCTGGTTTGGCACGTCGTCGTCTCACCATTCCATTCGATCAACCATTCACGGGTAGTTCCGCTGAGCAACGCACCTTAATTGATATGGATGATCACGGTCATCCCTTCGGTGAATTTGCTGCTCTGCTGCCAGGGCTTGTGAACTGGGTCTTGGATATGTCAGAAGCTGAGATGCGTGAATACCTGATGGAGACCAATGACAAAGTCGACTTCTTTGCTAAACATCACCGTGAACAAATCCTTAAATCCAACCAGATCCTTGATTGGATGCAGCATTGTGTGGTTTTTGACCCAGGTATTTCTAGTCCTGTTGGCCTCGCAAAACATGCGCCGGGTGGTGTCTCCAACCTGTACATCAACTGGGATAAGTGGTTGTATGCCAGCTACTGCGAATTCTCACGTGGTTCAAACAGCAACATCCTTGGTCGCAGCCGGTTTGAATCCCTCCTAATGGACGTATGCGTTCACCAGCTGAAATTGAATGTCTATCAATTCAAGAACAGTCGTGGCATGCGGGTTGTCAACATCGCACTCCGGGCATCAAGCCCCAAGTACGAGCAGTATCCGTCACTGGTCGAAGTCGGTTTAAATAAAGAAGAATGGCGTACGTTCTATGGTGACGTGCTAGACAAAACTTCTAGTGCGACAATGGAAGAGGTAGCAAACGAACTGTGAGCAACGGGCGTCACCTCATCCTTGATCTCTATGACTGCGATCAAGCTCTTCTTGATGATTACGAAGAGCTGCAGCGGTTGCTTGAGGTGGCGCTCAATATGGCGGGCGCTAAGATCCTGCGGATTTTTGGTGAGAAATTTCAGCCGCAAGGCGTGACATTACTGGCATTGCTTGCGGAATCGCACGCATCTATCCACACATGGCCCTGCGAGGGTTACGCAGCTATTGATCTCTATACGTGCGGTGAAAAAACACAGACACACAAAGCGGCTGAGTTTTTAAAAAGCAAGCTAAAAGCTGAAATCCACGAACAAAAAGAAATCCAAAGAAAGGTTTTTAGAGATTCCTAGGCCAAATTGTTTCAAGCCTATGGGCGAGAACATTGAGGTAAGCTTCTTCTTTTGTAGAAAAAGAACCTACATAAACCCGCTTATCCTGAAACTTGTATTCTGCCTGCCACTTGGAAGAACCGGAAATTGAGTACACATACTTGTAACCCGTTTTGTTTTTGATTTTTTGATTCTTTTTTTGTAGCGATGCATTTGCCCACCTTAAATTTCCAGGTTCATAGCCAAGGCTTGAATTAATTCGATCCAAGGAGCAGCCTTCTGGTCGATCTATTAAAAATTCTTCTACATATTCAAGGAATAAACAAAACCCTTTGCTCCATCTTTTGTGATCTGGATGTCTTGATTTGTCTAGCCAAAGGGCGTATACTTTTATGCCTTTTGCTCCGTAACGTAAATATGCAGGCGCATTTGGCTTACAGCAGCGTTCTATGATTCCACGCCATGTGTCATACAAAGGATGATTGGACATTCTACCCTTTCTTGTTTTGATCTCATCTAAAGAAACGGCAGATAGTTTTGGCTTGGCCATGTTAATACATTTTTTTAAAGTTTAATACATAAAGGCCTGAGATTGGCTATGCCGCCATCGATCTATATACCTGTGGAGATACAACGAATACGCATAAGGCTGCCGAATTCTTGAAAAACAAACTCAAGTCAAAACAATCTGAGGAAAAAGAACTGGTGCGTTCTATAACTCCTCAATAATTTGTATACTGTTTTCAGTCAATCAACAAATAAATGACTGAAAATAAACCCAAACTTTTGTGGGTAGGTGACATTGTTGCAACCACTGGCTTTGCGCGTGTTACCGAAAATGTGCTGAGCCGACTGAAAGAGAAATATGAAATCCATGTGTTGGGTTGCAACTGGCACGGTGACTACACACCGTTGCAGCAGGAGTACTTCATGTACCCTGCCTCCAACATGTACCAGAACCAACCCTTTGGTGAGGCTCGGATTCGTGAAATCACCGAACGGGTACGTCCCGATGTGATCTTTACGATCAACGATTGTTGGATCATCAATAACCAGTGGGCTCAGATTAAAGATCTGCGTGATCAGATCGGTTTTAAATTCGTGGGCTACTACCCCATGGATTCCTATGGGTGGTACGGTTGCCTCACCGATACCATGAACGAATGGGATGCAGCGATCTGCTACACCAAATTCGGTGCAGAAGAAACGATTAAAGCCGGGGTAGAGAAGCCAATCTGGGTCATCCCCCATGGTGTTACCGAAGGTCAGTTCTTTCCACGGGATCGGGATGAATGCCGTAAGGAGCTGAACTTAAGCCCTGATGACTTCATTGTTTTCAACGGTAACCGCAATCAATTCCGCAAACGAATCGATATCACGATCTCGGCATTTGCAAAGTTTGCAGTCGGCAAACCAAACGCCAAGCTGTACTTGCACATGGGTCAAAAGGACCAGGGCTGGGATGTCATGCCCCTATTTGATCGTGAAATGCGGCGTCAAGGACTAGATCCGAACAATCGCATCATCATGACGACGCCAGGCGCCAACGGTCCTTCCGTTGGTGTCGAACTGCTAAACACGATCTATAACGTTGCAGATGTTGGCGTCAACACCTGTAAAGGTGAAGGTTGGGGCCTTGTGAACTTCGAGCATGCAGCCTGCCGCGTCGCACAGGTTGTACCTGATCACACCTCGTGTAAGGAAATCTTTGAAGGCTATGGCCCTTTGATTCGTAACCTCCACGCTGATGTCGACACCAACTTCGGTCGCATCATGCCCTGCCCGGATGACAATCATCTGGCCGACATCCTGAATGAGCTTTACGAAGATCGTGGCAAGCTCGATCAAGCGGCCCAGGCTTGCTATGACCGTGTCACGGATCCTTGCTTCAACTGGGACACCGTCGCTTCTGATTTTGACGACGTATTCAAGGAAGTGCTCGCCGCCAAGGAAGAGCCTCAGATCCGTACCAGCAAGCGCAAAAAGCAAAAGAAAGCTGAAACCAAGGAACTGGCAGGGGCCAAAGCATGACCTATGCGGAAGAAAGGCCCTGGGGATCGTTTGAAACGATCTGTTCGGGGCCGACGTACAAAGTCAAACGAATCTCAGTTAAGCCTCAAGCGAGACTGAGTCTCCAGAAGCATGAGCACCGCTCTGAGCATTGGGTAGTGGTGGCGGGTACGGGTGTGGTCACCGTGGAAGATGCAGAAATCCTTGCGTCCCCCGGTACCACTGCCTTTATTCCCGTTGGCGCCATCCATCGCCTGGAGGCCGGTGATTCGGAACTCGTGCTGATTGAGGTCCAGCGGGGTACCCACCTGTACGAAGAGGACATCACTCGGTTGAGCGACGACTACGGCCGGAAATAGGGCGTAAAGTACCCCAGGAGACGATCCGGTTTGAGGAGCTGTTGGACGCAGCTCCTTTTTTGTGGGTATTTGGTCTCAAGGTTGGACTTGAATGCGGTGCATAAGAACTAAGAATGAGTACCGCGTATATCCCCCCTATGGATAAATGACACTTTAGAAAAGTACTGTAAGTTTTGAAGGTTGCCGAAGAAGGTGAAGAGAAATAAAGTACGTACACTTTGGTCAAGCGGCGTCATTTAATCTATATATAGAATTCTCCTATTTCATTCTTAGTTTTTTGCTGCACTAGACACCTGGAGAAAAGCTGATAAAATCTCGGAATGGCCCTGTGACCAGCTATGCCAAGCAAGCGAAAGGAAATGCCGCCCCTCTGGCGCGTCCAAGAACTGATCAAACTGTCGGACCGCTACCCCAGCGGATTGGAGTGGGTGGTCGACAAGGCCTGTAACAAAGCTGGGACTCAGGCTGGACGCATGAACAAGGTGACTGGCTTCTATATGGTCTGCATCGACAACAGTGTTTACCTGGCGCACCGCCTGGTTTATTTCTTGCAAAACGAAGAGGATCCTTTGCACATCGACATCATTCATGAAAAAAATAATGTCAATAAAGACAACCGAATGAAGCTGGTACCGACAAAACGTACGAACAAAAAACCGGTGGCATTCCCTGCGGAAAAGAAAGTTATTTCTTATTCCTGTTAGTAAAATGGCAAATATTCACCGTTCAGAACGCAAGCTTGCCAAGGCAACAGACTTCCGGTTTGTTGCTGGTATCGATGAACTTTCCGACGAGCAGCTTGATGACAGTGGCTACTACCGTGGCTTTGTCTGTCCTCATAACCATCACATCCGCGATAAAGAAAAACACTGGTGCTACCACTGTGTCCATAAGATCCAATCAAATCTTTGTGGATTTGATATCAATTATTTAAACATTGAATACAAAGCGAGATATCAAAAGCTGTGGTCGCGTGTCACCAGGGGGGATATGGATTCATGCTGGACAATCGAATCACCTGGCCCTTACACGCCTAAGCGCATCTGCATGCCGTCCTATCGCTCTTCCTATAGCCACCAAAAGGCAGAGAACATGAGCTTTCATAAAGCAATTTACAATTGTGCTTGGGGTGATATCGGCAGCATGGTAGTGACGCATCTGTGTGGTAATCCAAGATGCGGCAACCCTCTCCACCTGATTTCAAGCTGGAATAAATTGTATTATCCTGAAACAATAAATCCTTTTGAATTGGAGTTCAAGGCAGAAAAGCTGATGGCCTACGGAAGAAATAAAGAGAACCCTTCTGCATTCAATAGTATCTTTAAACAGTCGATAACATTCCCAGAAAATATAGAAATACCCAAAGAGTAGAATGGTTTGAAAGGTTTAAAGTTTATAGATGGCATCTGATAATCCTTCTCAGCGGCAAAGGAGTCAGAACAACCCACTAAACATGGGTACTTTCAGTCAACTTTCTTTGCGCAACTTAAAGGGAAGTCTTGGGCCTAAATACCAACTCATTGGGCGTGCTGATACAAATCAAAATTCAAACGGTGGTTTTGGCGGTGGTACATATAACAACTGGTTTAGCTTTACCCTGAATTCAAGTGCTTGGATCATCGTCACCAAAGGTGGCCCCAAGCCAAGGGATATTGATTTTTCTGTATACGACTTAAACATCAACCCGATCAACGGTCGTTCGGTGTTTCAGGCAGACAGTATTCAAGTAACCAACGACGGCAAAGTTTACAACCCATATGTTGGTCAAGTGATGGGTGCAGAGTCAGACCTTTACAACACCTTCAATCCAAACCGTTTGGACAAAGGTGATGAGCGTTACTTCCCCCTGGAACGCGGGACATATCTTCTTTGTATCTTTGCTACACGCAATGAACCAATCAACTATCAGGTTGGTGTTGTCATTGAGTTTCCAGATCCTAATTTCAATATCGCTTTAGAAAACTATGAGTTGCTTTTATTGGAAAACGATGACTTTATTTTGAATGATCGTTCAGACATTTATGATGGTCAAGATGCGCATCAGCATTCTTTAAGTGAATGGCAAGCAGCTTGGGAACGTGATCACCAGGCTGATGATCGTTTTCCTGCTATCTTTGTACCATTAACTACAGTGCCGTAATGAATATATACAACTGGTTAGTTTGTAAATTGTCCAAACGTTTTCACCTGGGCAAACCAGTGCCAACGCAACAGCGGTTCAAAACTTATTGCGATAAAAACCCCTGGGAAAGAAGCTGCCGTATTTATGAAGATTAAATAAAATACTTCGCATCAACTATTAGAATACAAAAAGATCTGGAGATTAATTATGCACGATCTTAATCGTTACCTAGAAGTTGCACTGGCTGTTCACGCCGCTGCTTCTGCAATCTGCGCACTGACCCCAACTCCTTCTGACGACAAACTTGTCGGTAAGGTGTACAAGCTCATCGAAATTGCTGGCCTTGTGATCGGGCGTGCCAAGCAGCGCTGATCAATCAGGCAAAGCCTGGAACCAGAAGCAAACACCGTTTTCCTTTTCTACCCAATCTCTAGTTGCGTAAGCCTGTTCTTTTGACAGGGTTGCGCATTTTTTTTCGTCTCCAACTTGCCAGCACATGTTTATTTTATGTTTGTACTCTTTATTTACTTTCATTTTTTGTTTTATTCAATAATGTTTAAAACAGCAAATTCCCCGTGATGTTTAATGGCTAATTCGTTGTATTTTAAAGCTGCTTCTGTTTCTGTTTTTAAATAAGTTTTATAAATTCTTTTTCCATTAATCATTATGGAGGTTCCCCATCTTTTGTCTTTGCTTGACCAATAGACCCCTTTGTATCTGCTAGTTCTATTTTTTGTTTGAGAAGATTTACTGTTACAACGGTTTTGGCTGCTTGTTGCCATTCTTAATTCTAAAGGATAATCTGTGCCCTTGATATGATCGACAATATAATTACCTGGATTGCAACCGGTTTCTAAGTAAAAAATAATCCTATGTACACCATAAAGTTGATTATTTATTTTTACCTGCCAGTGGCCGCTCGGTCTCTTTGTGCCGGCAGTGTCTCCTGGATTTCTACCCTTTCTTTTTATTCTCCAAACCAATCCACTTTCAGAAGTTTTTGAAACTTCAAAAAAATCCTTTAATAAACTAAGCGGGGGAAGCGGCTTGTGTTTTTTAGTATGTCCACCTTGCTTTTGGCCTTCCTTGACGAATTCCGCAGTGGATAAATCCTTTTGGTGCTCCATAACCAATTGAGTATGGCCAAGATTTATCACACCATTCTTGCACAGCGTAAACGCTGGCACCCTCAATATAGAAGTCAATTGCGCCTTTCGATGGTGCATCGTAGGTATGCTCACTGTTCTTAGCACCACCAACTCGTTTATTAATTGGTTCTGGTCTTGATGCACTAGTAATAATTAGAGGTCTATTACCGAATGCACTGCGTACTTTTTCAAGGAACTGACAGATCTCTAATGCTGTATCACATTGATATTGCTTGGTAAAACGTCGTGCTTCCTGGTTAAGAGTCAACTCACCATACGTAATGTTTGGCGTCACTTTAAATGTGAAGGGGCTCCAGGGATTGAAACCTGTTTTCTTATCTGGTTCTTTTGGTTGTTCAGTGTTTCCTGGTGTGCCAAGCTGACGATCCATGATCTGGATGAGCTTGGTGCTGTAATCAGGATCTGTAGCGTATTTTTCAACAACTAAAAGTTGAGCGCACTCATTACGTGTCTTGGCGCGGTTGACACCTTTAAAGCGACCAAAATCTTTGTACCACCGGTCCACTAAATAGAAGACGCAAGTTTCAAGATCTGGAAAATCAATAAAGCTATCTGTAATGGTGATCCATTTACCGTTGATGAACTCCTGGGTGCTGACAGCACTACCAGATCCCTTCAGACCAAATGCGTTGAAGGTGCCAGAGAAATGCTTGCCCCATCCTGATTCGAGTCCCCACTGAGCACAAACGCATTCCGGGAATTTTGCACCTGCTTTTTTAGCAGCCGCGTATATACCGTCCCACGTATTAGATATTTCTTCTTTGGGCTTTGGTTTATTTCGATATTTACTTGCAAATTCTTCCAGGGTCTCGGGTTTCAGCTGAGCTTCAAGCCAATTCCATGCATCAATTTGATGCTGTTCTTTCTTAAAAAACTCTGCTGCATCCTTTAGTTTTATTGACATCTTTAGATAGAGCTTTTCTATAACTCTATTTCAAGTCAATTAATTAAACAGCGTTGTTTTGTTTAATTAAGTTTCTGGATTTGGGGCGGCTGCCGTACTTCCTAAAAACAATAACATCTTCTCTATCTAGCCCCGCCTTAGTTTAATTTATGTTTTATTTAACGGTTAATTATTAAGGACTAAAAGCAACATCATTTCCATTGCCACCTGTCAAAACGGCAGGATTTGCATACTTAGTACCGAATCCAGATGCAGAGTTCCAGGGGTATACACTAATGAAGGGGCTATTTTGGTGAGCTACAGCAACATCAGCACCGTCAGGAGTAAACTTAACGCCGTAAGAATTGCCTGCTGGTAATGTTGAAGGATTGGAATATCTTGCTCCAAATCCTGGGCTCCATTGGTAAGCATCCATATAAGGACTGCCTCCTTCATTTGTTAAAACAATTGCATCATTATTTGAACTAAATGTAACTTTTCTGGTTGAAAAAGCTCCTGCGCTTGTAGGTAAAGTACTTGGATTAGCATACTTAGTGCCAAATCCTGATCCTGACCATGGATAAGCAGAAATGAATGGGCTTGAAGCGTGTACAACTGCAATCGATGCACCGTTAGGACTAAATGCAACACCGTATCCAATACCAGTTGGTATAGTAGCTGGATCTGCAAATTTAGTTCCAAAACCAGTAACTGAAGACCAAGGATAAACGTTAATGTATGGTGAGTTTGAATGTGCAAATGCGATTGATGCTCCATTTGGACTAAATGCGATTCCATTAACTTCTCCAAGTGCGCCAGAACTTGGATCGCTATATTTAAGACCAAAGCCAGGGTTCCATGGATAAGCTATTACAAATGGAGTATTTGTAGTATGCCCAACTGCAATTGATGCCCCATTGGGACTAAATGCAACAGAGATGCCAGTGCCTCCAGGTAAAATACTTGGATTAGCATACTTAGTGCCAAATCCTGATCCTGACCATGGATAAGCAGAAATGAATGGGCTTGAAGCGTGTACAACTGCAATCGATGCACCGTTAGGACTAAATGCAACACCAAAACCAATGTTGGTAGGTAAAGTAGCAGGATTGGCATATTTAGCACCGAAGCCGCTTCCAGAAACCCAGGGATAAACACTAATAAAAGGTGTTGTAGCATGAGCTACAGCAATATTACCGCTATATGCACTAACCCCTTTACTCCCCAATAATTTCTTTGCAAGCATCACGCATCTCCAACACGCGCACCATATACTTGCCCGCTAACTTTCCAAAGAACTATTGCTGTATAACCACTGGTATTTAAGGTCGGAGCAACACCAGCATCCGTCTTCCAAGCAACACCACCACTACCAAAGGTTGCATCAGTCCACGTCAACGTCCTAGCGGTACCATCGTCAACCATTAATGTAATTGCTTCTCCGTCAATAAAGCTAGTTGCTTTTGGTGTACGACTTGCACCAAGAGTAATCAGTTGAATGCTTCCATTATCAGGATTAATTTCAAAGGCAGCACCATCAACAATAGTGTAAATATCTTCTACTACGGTTCCAACGATTCCTGGATTTGTGAGTGTGGAGGAAGCAAAGACCCCTGTGGCACCACTTACAGTACCTGTAAATACACCGCTAGTGCCACTTACGGAAGTAAATACACCACTGGTACCACTGACGACAGTGAAGATACCGCTGACGCCACTGACTGTACCGCTTACAGAAATATTATTAAAACTCCCACCAACAAGACCACTTACAGATGTACTGGCATCCAATCCACCAGACGTGTAAACAAGGGTATCTAATTTTATAATCCCGTATGGCATTTCTTTTGTGCTTTCCTATTAATTAGTTTAATTCAGGATGCACATTTATTATCAATTTGACCCAGGCTCAGGTGGCCACTGTACGTTCCAGGGGAAGCCAGCTTGCTGGGGGATCATCCGCAAAGTTTCCCGATACAAAGCCCAGGCTGCTTTACCGTCTGGATCCAGGGGACTGTCAGCGAGTTGAGTCCAGTCGCAAGCAGCGAGCTTCTGGTTGCGGATTGAACGTACTTCAGCTGCTTTGTTGTCCGTGCGTTCTGCGATCTCTTCTGGAGTTGCAGGAGTACTGATCCATTCCTCTACCCACTGGTCGCCTTGCTTAATGGCAGTGGAACTCAGGTTGACTGTGTAGTCGTAATCCGGTTGACGGGTGGACTGTACGGGGTAAGCACCAAATTCTTCTGCAATTTGATCGCTAATGGTTTGCGTGAAGCTGGTATTTGGGTTGTCCAGGCGCAGATCCGTGAGCGTATATGGATAACGCTTAAGGGTGCCATCGGGATTGAGTAAGGCGTAAAACATCAGGCTTCCTCTATTTCTTTGAGCTGATCAACGATGACATCACGGATGATGATGGTCTTGAGCTGCTCAGTTTTATGAGACTCAAGCATATCAATCAACTGATCTCGAAACTTCAAGATCTCAGGTTTGTCAGAGTATTCTTTATTGATTTTAGCAATAGCACGCTCGTAGTTATCAATATTGATCTGATAACCGAGGATCTCATCGTTGCGGGCTTCTACAGCACCTTTGAGGGTTTCAAGTCTGTCCATAAGAATTTGTGAGTCTTGTTAGATATATTAACAATCAATGATTCCAAATTATTATTCTTTTGGATTATTATGTAGCTGCCAGTTTTTTTTATGGTACTGCCTGAAATCCAATAGGGCTGTTATATCGATAGGGCCTGATGACGGTGTAGGACGGATTCTGATCCTGATACAAGCCAAGTACTAGCAGGGTGTCGTCATTGCATAACTCAAGATTTCCCGACCACTGACCCACATAGGTTTCCTCTGCCTCCAGGGTTGCAGAAGTAATGTTCCAGGGAGTACTTAAGGCATATACTTTTACGGTAGCGCCAGAAGCTAATACAAAACTTCCACCATTACTCGCTATACGGAAGGCGCCTGATACACCAGACAGCGTGCCAGCAACGGTTCCAGTTGCGATATTCCAGGGAGTGGTAAGGGTTGACTGGACTATTCCTGAAGCGGTAGATAGATAGTACTTTGTGCCCGTTGGGTCAAGCACTGGGTTGGATCCCGCTGTTGCGTATGTGTGGGCACGAGTGGGGTTAGTAAAAACCCAGGGTGTTGGTGTTGTGTAATACTCATTGCCTAGATAGAACCCCAATCCATCAGGCCTAAAGTACATCCCGTAACCAGTTAGGATTGACTCGCTGCCGTAGATGGCTGAAGGGGTTGACATTGTTCCAAAGTTAAATGGGGTGCTCAGCGTGCTCTTATACAGCTCTTTACCGGAGCCATTCCCTTTAGTGAAATAGAACTCTGTACCATTAGGCCTAATGGCCCAGCCCCTGATGTCATAGGCAAAGTTAACGCTCGGCCAGAACGAAGACAACCCAAGATACGTATTCCCTGTAGTGCCCCTACAGCTCCATCCAGTCAGGTTCCATGCAGTAGCAAGGTTATTTGAAACTGTCGTAATAGCCTCGTTGGTGCCGGTATTCCTGTTTCCTACAGTAAGAGAATGGTAGACGGTTCGTCCATCTGGACTTATGCCAAATGCCCCTTCTGGGTAGTTTTGACTGCTCACGCCACCTACGGTATGATAAGTGAAAGTGCGTGTAGAGCCAGGGTTCCAGGCTGTGGATAGAGAGATCTGAGCAACTAATGGGTAGGCCTGTTGGTTCGACCCACTCATATATATCTTCGTGCCTTCTGAGCTAACAGTTAAGTTTCTAACCTCCAAGTATGTACTAGAGAAAGTAAAGTTATTAGCAGTACCAGCCGTCCTTACATCCCACGGAGTAGTCAAAGTCCAATAGAAAAAGTAAGTACTTTGGTCACAAATGAACATCTTTGTGCCGTCTGTGCTAAAAGCAATACCCCGTCTCGGAGTGTTATAGACAAGACCGTATGAGGGCGTATGCGTATAGCTGGCGGTTACGGTAGACAGGTTCCAAGGAGTTGACAGGGTACTTGCTTTAACCGCAAAGTTACCATTAGCTCCAAAGATAAGCTCATACAACCTTGTTCCGTCTGGCGATATGTGACAGTCATAATCGGCTGCCAACGTGAAGCTGCCAGTTGGGACTGCTCCAGATAAGTTGTGTGCAATCTTTGTTCTAAACTGATAAAGGGCGGCGCCAGACTTGTATGTCACCAGAGTGGGGTCATCTGGTTTGAAGAATATGGATCCGTTACCCATGCTCCATGTATAGAGGCCCAGATCAGCTGCAGGCAAGTAGTTAGCTAACGCGATGGGGCGTACTGCTCCAGCACCCGCCGCTCCCATCGCAACATTTCTGGAAATAGGATCCATGTTTTATGTCGTGTAGTTAATCAAGGAAGACCCACGCCAACGGCTCCCACCATCATCTGTTAAAAACATGAAGAGGTGTGTCTTGCCTGTTGTGAGTGTTGGCGCTGTACCACCAGGCCACTCTAAACCACTGAACCAGGTAATCGTACCACTGGTATGAATAACTTCTAAAGTAAAGGAATACGCAGAGCCAGAGGCTGGCGCATTGGATACTGTAAATGTACTGCTGCCGGTAATTGTTTTAATGTAGTAATTACCGGAGGTGCAATCAACGTTTAATGCAGAAACAGTTCGCGCATCTGATTGATAAGCGGCACTGAGATTAAAGCGACCAGATTCACTAATCGTAAAACGGTTAACGCCACTTGAGCTTAATGCGACTTGGTTTGTTGCTGGAGAATATAAACCGTTTTGAGGGATTCCTGTACCTGTAACAGTTACACCGGATGCGACAACAAAATTTGCAATCGTTCCGCTGGTACCAACCAGATGACCGCCACTCAAAGTTCCAGTGATCGTTCCACTGGCAGCAAGAATTCGATTGCCACTCAAGGTACCAGTCGTTGTTACACCTGGAAACTGACCATTAAAAACACTACTGACTGTTGCAGTCGTATCCGTGCTATTTGAAGTATAGAGAATATAGTCAACCGCTAAAGTTCCGTAAGCCATTTCTTAATTTATGCCATGGTTTCTAGTTAAAACAATTCTAACCAATGATTCAAAACACAGTATTTTAAATTTCTGTAGCAGACCAATCACTATAGGCGCTACTGGTAATATATGCGGCTAATTCATCCGTGGTATTAGTGGCTTCAATGGCCGTGATTTTTTCACCGCATTTCTCGCGTACCAACTGACGATGTTCTTTTACATCCAGGGGTACAGCAATGCCGTTGTCTGCTTCGCGGATGACCATCCAGTCGCTTGGCTGAAGCAGTGTGTTTGCTGTAGTGCGTGTTTGATCGCTCCACAATTTAACTAAATCTGTGTGATCTTTAGGAATTAAATTACCTTCTGAATCGTAGCCCCAGTAGAAACGCTGGTCATAAGGTATCGGGTCTGGAACTTCCGTAATACCAATGGCTTCACGTTCTTCTAGGCTAGAAAGACGCAACCAATTTGCTGGATATTGTGTTCCATCAGGCGTTGTAAATGCAACGTCTGGGCTTAGGGGTTTGCCGCCGAGGATGAACATGGCTCGTTAGTTGTTGTGTTTACCTGGCACGAGCCAGGGAGTAGGTAATTGTCATCGTGCGCGGGCGTATTGGAAGGGCGATTCGGCCCAAGCACAGTAAATGTATGTGGCGCCAGAGTAGTTAAGCTCCGCAACATTGGTCTGATCTAACACCCTAAATCCGTTTGACAGGAAATCCACGTTAAGAAATGATCCGCCAGTTGTGCCGTCACCGCGTTTACCTTCAGCATCGCTGCGATTGGCCCAAAGAACTCCAGTTCCGCTTTGCGGGTTATCAGTGTCACGAACTGAGTCACTCATGTACCAGGACGTGTAACTAGTATTTGCGCCACCTGAAGCGAACTTAATCCAGACAAGTTTTGGCCTAAAGCCGAGGTAAACAAATGGTTGAGATGTTGTGCCAACAAATGAACCGAAACTAGAGTACCCGGCTACTGGGGCAAAGCAGTAGGCGACATAGGTATCGCTTGAACCGTTAACAGCACTATTAGTTCCAACCGGGAAAGTTGTCGAAGAAACATTCGAACCAAAAACACCACTAAACGTGAAGTATCCGTTTGTAACATCTAAGACTTGATATGAGTTTGCGCCATAAGCGTCGTAAATCATTTTGCTCCAAACAATCCAATTAGAGTTTGTGCTTGAAGATCGTTTTTTAATAATTACTAAACTCGGAGATACTCCAAGCCCATGGCCCACAGTTCCAGTCACCCCCGTTCCTGTATAAGTAACAATCGAGAACCCTGCACTTGCATTGGCCCTGACGCTACTCGTGATGGAGCCTGCGGTATTGGTGACGGTGCTGCTGCCTGCGTCCCAGGTCCAGGCTACGTAGGTTTGGCTGCTAGCGTTCAGCTTCCAACTTGTGCCATAAGCAACATCAAAACCGTCAGAATTAAAAGCTGTAAGTGTTTCAGATGCGTAAGTGTATTCGCTATCGGTAGCGTTTGATGCAAGATTTATGCGTACACCACGGACACTATCTACTAGAGAATGCCATCCATCATTGCCGCTTAGTGTTCTTGATTTTTGCCACACCAAATCAGGGCTAAACCCCAACCCCGAGATTGTCTGCGTGCTGCCATTGCCCGTGTAGAGCTTCACATCAAAGACGCTACTAGGCTTCGTGATTGTTGGAGCTGGCAGGTTGGCCGTGCAGAGCGCCTTGAAGCCACTGGGGGCGGTGTAGGCAAACGGGCGTTGGCCGAAGTTGGTTTGTTGTATATTTGTTGCGCCGCTAGCGTTATTGCTCACAAGGCGAGCAATGTAGGTAGCAGAGGTTAAACCAGTAACTTGGGACCCATAGGTTGATCCATTACGGTAAAACTGACAAGTTAAGTTGTCAGCATCGAAGGCAATACCTATGACATCATTGACTGCAAGACTTGTGATTGCCTCTAGACGAACGTCGTTCTTGTAAACACCACCAACCCCACTAGCTGCGCTCAAAGCTGCAATTGCATTTGTAGTCGGTGACGTAAGACTTTCAATTCCTATGTAGCCACCGTAATTACTGCCACCACCAGCAACAAGTTGAGTAATCGTCACCTCATAATACCATTTCCCGCTTGTAGGAAACGCAATTGTAGACAGTGCTTTTGGCTCGCCAGATGGAGATGATGTTTGAAGATTTCCGTTTGCTAAGGCTGTAGATCCAGAGCTTAGAGGGTTCCAGGTTGCATAATTCCCCCTGACTTCACCGCCCACGCCGGTGTCAGGTTGTACGCCATTAGTGGGAACGTCTACTAGCGAATCATTGCCAGCACCAACAGTGGCATTTTGCGTGGAGCTGGGCGGGTTGAAGTTGCCGGTGTACTTAGCAACGCCTTTATAAATACGGAGGTCTTGGATGTAGCCGTTTAGCCATGCGCCTTGAGCGGTCTCGGTTCCAATCCAAAGGTTGCTTCCTGTGCCAGGGTTATTTGCTGTGTATGTGGCAGACCCAATCACTGCACCGTTTACATACAGAGTATAAACATTGCCGCTACGAGTACAGGCTAGATGGTTCCAGCGGTTAATGCTTAGGCCGTGCGTGGCAGAAACTGCCGTAGTATCATTATTTGTACCAAAGGCTAATAAAGTTTGACCTATACGGAACTGCCAGCCGTCTGCTAAATTTACTGTGCCATAGGCGACAATGTTCATCCATGATGCAAAGGAACCTGGCCAAGAATCAGTCGTTGGTAAGGCGTTCAGGTAGACCCAAGACTCAACAGTAAAAGCGCCAGAGCCAAAATCAAAGTCTGTAGAAGAGTCAAGCCTGAGATAGGTCGTGCTTCCGTTAAAAGATCCGCTGCTCCCATAGAACTTGCTTTGCGCAGTGACGGTAGTTGTGTTGAACCGAGTAATCGTCTTGGCGCTACCACTTCCTTTAATCGTTGCGCTTTCATCCGTGAACGTCGTGCCATTATTGGCGCCATCCATTGGCACGGCCAGCACAATGGAGCTGCTGTTGCTGTCCGTACGGGTCCCAGTGCCCTTGGTGTTGCCGTAGGTGTCGGTTGTATTGAAGATGGGCAGCGCACCAGAGGCTGCAGCAACGGAAGTAGGGCCGCCACTGCTGGCGCTCAGGTTGAAAGGCGTCCAGTTGTTGCCGTTACCACTCGTGTCTTTTCCAAGAGTGGTTGCGGTGTTGCTGCTGTTGTCCGCAAAATCAAGCTTGAACCCGTTGGTGCCGTAGGTGCCGCTGTAGCGCTTGGGTTGCCAGATGCCGTTCGTGTCAAACTCACCGAAGCTGGTGGGAGTTAATGCTTGGCCGTCTATGAAGTGTATGTCGGCGAGGTAGCCGTTGGAATACAACTGCGAAAACCCGTTGAATCTAACCGAGCCGATCCAATGGGCATTGGTTGTATTAACAGTTAGATCTGTGTTTTGACTTGGATACGACGCTGTATCAAATGCAGTTACTTGCACTCCATTAACGTACAGCTTGAGCCTGTTACTGCTTGTCGCCTGCGTTGTATCAACAGCCAGCACGACGTGATACCACGCTGAATAATCTCTAAATACCTGTGTGGTAATTAAGGTGTTTGTGTTATTAGCTGTGCGAACGTAGATCTTGTCATCAATCTCAAAGGTGAATTGAAAGAAGTTTGCCTCCGTCGTTCCGTCAACACCAAGCATGTGCGGATAAGTTCCGCTTCTTTTTACCCAGCCCGCCCAGGTCCACGTCTTGCGGTTACCAGCCGATGCAGGTGTCCTTGATAAATAAGCAGAGTCCGCTGAGTTAAACCTCAAGCTACGCGAAATTTGATAGCCGGTTTGGGCTGAAGAACCCAAAAAACCTAATAAATTATTAGAAATATTGCTCATTTTATGCCTTAATATCTTGTACTAAACGATAAGCAATAGTACTTGAATTAATAAC